CCGCCATTACGAGCGCCCTCCGCTATCTTTCCCGTCGCGCCCGCGCTTCACCATCAGCATCCAATCCGGCGAGGCGCCCGGCGCCGCGGTTGTCGTGCGTTGACAATGAAACGCGCTGCCGCCAGCGGTGACGAGATCGCCGGTGTCATACGTCTTGCCGTGGACGTGCACGCCGCAATAGCGGAGGCCTGGCGCGCCGTCCTTCCCGTCGAGGCCGTCTTTCCCATCGACGCCGTCCCGGCCGGCCGACCCAGGCGGCCCGGCCGGACCCGGTACCGGCGCCCGCGCCTCGAGTTCCGCAATCCGCATCGCGAGGCCTTCCAGCTCGCCGCGCGGATCCCGTTGCTCGAGCGCCGCGAGCCGGAGCCCAATCGGCCCCAGGAGGCCGCGAATCGTCGACGCGAGATGTTCGGCGAGGACGTCAGGCCGCATAGCTCAGGCCCTCGAGGGATTTCGTCAACGTCTCGAGAAACGATTTTTCGTCGGCCGCGTCGGCCTCCGGATCCGGAGTCGCCGGCACGGCCGGCGCCGGTTTCGAGAATGGCTTGTCCGCGTCGCGCTCGGCGAGCGCGCGGAGGCTGTAGTTTTGCTGTTGCATGTACGGCGTATCGCCGCCGACGACTTTCCCGACGCCGAAATATTTCCGACGCGCCTCGTCCGGCGACAACGCGCCGGCGCCGATCGACTCTGCCGCGGCTTTCGTTTTCGTCGACGTCACCATCCAAATCAAATCGTCAATATCGAATTCAGTCCCGTATGGCGTGTTGAGCTCGAGCCCCTCGTCGAGCGAGAGCTCGAAATTCGCGAGCAAACTCTGTATGCATTGCGAATGGTACTTTTGCTGCAACGTCTCGAGGTCCGTCACATTGGTATCGGTCAGATCGAGCAGCGCCGGCGGGACGTGATAGCAGGAGCAGATCGTTTGCGCGCTCCATTTCAATTGTTCAATCAATTGCGCGTCCGCGGCGTTGACCGTCATCGCCTCGTATTTGAGGCCGTCGCCGAGGACGGCGACTTTCCCGACGTTCGCGCCTGAGAAATTGGTATCCCAATATTCTTTGAGACGCTTTGCCGTGTCCGTCGCGATCGACCCTGGCGCCGTCAACACGCCGCCGGGATTACTCCCGGTTTTGAAAAATTGCTCGCTCTGTTGCTGAATCGTCAGTCCTTGCAGCGCGGCGAGGCCGCATGCAAAGAGCGGCGTCACGCCGACGAGCGGGTGAAAGAGCGTCACCATCGGATCGTGAATAATTTCGCGCGACGGGACGATGAGGTCCTCGCCGGGATTGAGGCCGGCCGGGATCCCGGCCAGGTCATCCCGTTTCAGGCCGTAATAGACGGCGCCGTCCGGCGCGATGAGCGGCGTCACTTTCGCCGGATCGAGGACGTAGAGCTTGATGACGACGTTCCGATCGTCGCGCTCTTTGAGCACGTACGTATTCCCGGCCGTCAATTTCGATGTCATCCATTGCTCGACGAATTTGACGATCGTCTGATAGCGGTTTGGTTTGCGGAGGACCGGCGAGTACGCGGGGCTCGTCGTCTCGTTCCAAATCCCGTCGGCATCTTGCGAGACAAGTCGGAGGCGGAGTTTCCCGATATCCGTCGCGATGAGCGTCACACAGCCGAAGACCGCCGAATTCGCGAGCGCCGTCGGTGCGGTGATTTCGTCGTTGTTTTGCCAGGCGCCCGTATACGGTTCACGGATGAGCGGCCGCCAGCCGCTGCCGCCCCGTGCCGACGGGACCGTTGACGCGCTCGGCGCCCGGACCCGTCGCACGGAGAGATCAAACCCCAGAAACCGCATGCGCCTAGAACGTGTAGACGGCGCCCGTCAGGTAATACACCGACGACGTCGTCGCCCGCTTCCAGTTGATAAATCGCTCCGCCCGGAGCGCCGTCAGGTTGTCTTGAAAGAGCGACGTCCAGACGGTGGTCGCGGGATCCGCCGGATTGACCGGCGCGTCGTTCATCTGCAGCGTCGCCTCTTTCGAGACATCAATCGAGACGCCGCCATCGTCCGCGATCAGAATGAACTCCGGTACCAGCCCGATCACCTTGTCCCCGACCACGTTCGAGGCCACGATCGCGATCCCGTTCGCCGTTCCGCCGGACGCCCCGACACCCGGGAAGATCGTCGCGCCGAGCGGATCCTTTTTCGCGCCCATCGCGTACGCGTTGACCTCGTTCATGATCACCGTCAGCCCGGCCAACGGGACGTTGTTCCCGGAGAAGAACGTGACGATCGTCCCGAGATCCTTTGCTGGATCGTCGAGCGACGCCACGGTCCCCGCGCCATTCGTGATCGACGCCGGCGAGACGTTCGCGACTTCCGCGATCGCCGGATCCGTGAACTGCGTATCCAAGAACTGCGCGATCCCGCGGACCATATCGCGCCGGACAATGTCCTCCGCTTTCGGGCTCGAACTCCGGACGAGCTCGTCTGTCAGGACAATGATCCCGGCCGCTTTCGCCATCCCGAGCGACGTCGAGCCGAACGTGAGCTTGCCGACCGGCTTGGACTTCGCCTGTCCCACCCACTTGTACGTCCCGCCGCCCGTCTGAATCGGGACGGCCGTATTGAACGGGACTTCCGTCAGCCCTTTGATCTTGCCGAGAATCGTCGCCGGCCGACTGAGCTCGATAAATTCGTTCGTGAGATTGTTCACCTGCACGAGCGCGCCCGCCCACGCGGGATCCGTCGTGGTTCCCGGCGCCACCGCCGCCTTGATCAGGAGCTCGACGTCGGCGTCCTTGTATTGCTTCGCGAGCTCAAACGCGCGATAGGAATCCCCGCGCGCCTCGACGAGCGATTTCACCATCCGGACAAACGCTTGTCCTTTTGGCGCATTCGACGTGATCGAGACGTACGGGAGCGGCGCCGGCCGGCCTCCGTTGACGTTTGCCGGCACCGGCGCCGCGGAGGCTTTCATCGTCACCTCGAGCCCCCGGAGCCGCTTCAAATGCTCGTCCGCGCTTTTCACCTGGAGCTCGAGCCCGTCGTACTGTTCCGACTCGTCCGCGTCGAGCGTCGCGCCGGCGTCCGCCGCTTTCGCCATCAGCGCCGCCATTTGCGCCGCGAGCGATCCGCGCTTCCCTTCCCACTGAATAATCTGTTCGGCCGTTGTCGCATTCATAATGGAATCCACTCTCACAACGCCCGAGACGCCGGGACGGGTACGGCCAGACGCGGCCAGGTGCGGCGCGTCGAAACTCTTGATCGTGCGGATCGTGGTTTCGGCGTTCGCCGGAACGGTAACGAGCGAGAGCTCGCAAATTTCGGTTTTGAGGAGATGCATCCCGCCGGACTTGAGAAACTTGACGCCGTCGGCGAGCGGTCGGAACCCGATCGAGACGCCCGTAATCAGGCCGGCCTTGATACTCTGCCAGGCCTCGTTGACGCGGTCCCGCAGCGCGCCAGGCTCAGCGATTTCCGGGAGCGTTGCCTCAAACGCGATGCCGTCGGCCGACGCCGTCAACATGACGCGGCCTACAGGATGTTGCGCGTTGTGATGTAAGAGCAGCGGGAGCGGATTGACGAACGTCGCGCCGAGCGGCTCGAGGATATCGCCGCGGCGATCGGGCGTCGGCGTCGAGGCGAGCCCGGAAATAATGCGGCGCTCGCCGTCGACGTTTTTGATGTTGAGCAGCGCGTACGCGCGGTCGAGCACGCCGGCGAGATTACGGCCGGCGAATCGGAAAAACCGATTTCAAATATTTTTTTTGGCGCGCGTCGCGCTCGAGCGAGCGCCGGATGAGCTCGGGAATACTGACGCGCGCGGCGCCGGCGTCGCGATCGAGCGCGTCATACCGCCGCGACGGGACGGTGACGCACACGCGGACGGACGGATCGGTCCGATCGAGCGGAGGCCGGCCGCGGCGACTCATATTGGCGGCCTGGCCGCATACAAGCCACACGCGAGCCACTTCGCGCGCCAGTCGGAGGCCTCGCTCGAGGTGACGCCGGCGAGCTCGCATTTGAGGAACGAGCGCGCGCCCGGCGTATAGCGGACCAGATGCATACAGCCCTTGCATGTTCGCCCGCCGGCGTCCTGGCCGTAGACGGTGTGCATCTTGACCAGGCGCCGCGCGCCGTTCGCGACG